TTTAGATGTCATAGGTCTCCTTTCTTATAGTTATTTTTGAATACTCTGTTTAATTTCCAAGATAGTTCTTTCCAACTCTTCGACCTTCTTCTTCAACTCTTCAATTTCGCTTGTTGGTAATTGAGATTTTGTTACAAGTGGGTCTGTCGCAAATTTATTTTGTTCTATAACCTGTAGAAAAAAGTTATTGTATGTTGGAAACAACCCATACGCTTGGCTGACAGACAATGATGAAGATTGTTTGCCTTTAATTTCCTTGATATCCTCACCAACGGCTTGAGCAAATTCTGTGAACTTACTCATAGGCTCACGCTTTCGCTGTGTTGTATACGCTCACAAGGTCTTCTTGCTCGATGGTATCAATACGAGTACCAAGCTCGGTCATTTTCGAGATGATACCGCTGTTGGTATTCCCACCAGCTGCTTCGATGTTGTCAGCGATTTCCTTAAGTGTGTTAAGATTTTCGGGGGCTCCACCAATAATGTCGGCCTTAACTTGTGTGATAGCTTGCGTCAAACGTTCTTCACTGACACCAACGGTCTTATTGGCAATAGATGCCTTGATTTCTTTGATATCAGCACCCACCGCTTGGGCAAAATCATGTAATTTACTCATTTATGTTTCCTTTCAAATTTTAGCAAGATTGTAGATATTAACGAGGTCTTCCGTGGCATCAGTACCACCACCGATTAACCCAGACTCTCGCAATTCATCCGCTAGTAGTTTTAATTTAGGGTTCTTGTCCGATGGGATCGCACTGTCCGCATTTAGTGAGCTCTTAACTTTTACCTTAAAATTATTAGATGGGAAGATATGCCCATCCAGTTTAATTTCAAGGTAGTAAGTGCCAGTAGCTACTGCCTTACCCATTGAGAATGAGAAACGCCCATTTTCAACGGCAACATCTTGATAAAGTGCTACGGTTTCGTCATTCGACAGTGTGAGCTTACCAGTGCCGGAGAGTTCCATGCGTTTACCATCGTACCCTAGAATTTCAAAACCAAATACTGAGGTAATATCCCCACTTTTGAGAATGTCGCCCCCTTCGATTTGATTGATAGAGGTCATGAGCTTAGCCATAGGCTAGTCCTCATAAGGTTTAGTGTATGATAGTGCTCGTTCGCTATCGCTAAGACCTTTCGTTGTTGGGTCCGGGAACATATTCAAGGCATTGACCACTGTCAAACCTACCAAGTATGGATTAGACAAGAATTTCCCAAACAATCCAAACAAAGCTCCCCAGCTTGTGATATCTTCAAATTTGATGCCAAAGTAAGCCAAAACTGGCAATACCAAGGCGAGTGCAAAGCGTGTTACGAATGCACGGTTTTTAAAACGAACAGACCAATTAATTTTCATGTTCAATTCCTCACTTCTAAATTAATGTATTTTTTATAAAGGGCATCAATGTACCCATTGCCACCTAGTTTCTTGTAGCTGGAGTGCATTTTGTGAATCACATCGGAATTGTGGACAGTGGTATATCCACGCTCTAATTCTGTGGTAATGTCACGCTCTAAGCGCAAATACATAGTTACCAAATGTGCTTCATCATGCACTACCAGCTTGTCATTTAACTCGTTGATTTTATCGCCGTTGAATTTACCTAAATCTTGAACGACTTCAACCGATTCTTGAATAGTGTTTAACTCTCCTTTAAGCTCACTGAATTGCTCTTTGTTTAAGTTAGCTGACTTGCTAGCTTTCATCCCAAACCACCCAGTCGCAACCACCCCAACGGTGGGGGCTAGGTGAGCTATTAGCTCAGAAACATTCAATGTACTGTACCTCTTTTATTTATTTAACCCCCCATTTTTTAAAACAAGAAATTCTTAATGATTTCGTCCGCAATAGCTCTATGTCCTAAATCGCCCGGATGGCTTGCCACACCAGCATTAGTGATAGTGTAGTTAGAACCATCTGGAAGTCTCAACACCTTGCCCATTTCTGACTTGTATTTAGCGTCCTTAGAATACTGGTAGATGTCAACGAATGTAACACCCAACGGCTTACAGATACGCTTGATTCTCTCCACAAAATCTGGTGAGGCGTAGTAGATACCGACCCAATAGATTAGAGCCTTTGGCGATGCCGCCCTAATCCAGTTCACAAGATTAGGGATGTCTGTTTCAAGGTTCTTCCGTTTCTCGTCAGTATTCAAGTTGTCACCAAATTGCAAGATGACAATATCTGTATCAGGACCTAGTGACTGCTTCATTTTACTGTCGAATGTCCCACGTCGATTGTTTGGATCAGATTCCCAATCTGCACCATTCCCACGCTCAACCACTGCGCTAGGGTTCTTAGACAAGATATAGTTTTTAACAAGAGTGAAGTAATCTTTGTCTGGCGCACTTGCAGCCATACCCATGCCCTTAAGCCATGGATGGCTTAGGATTGAGTTACCAAACACCGCTACACGGCTAGGAATATTTGAAACTGTTGACAGATTGCCATTGTTATCAACCAGGAGACGGAACTTAGTACCGTTCGGGCTGGTAATCATCGGTGTTTTCTTGAATAATTCAAGCTCGGTAACAATCGGCTCAATCTTATCCGTCTTCTGTTTCAAAACCTCTACTTTCTCATTAGCGCTCTCGTTAGCTACACGATAGCTGAACGGGATGGCTTGCCCTGTTTCGTACATGATTTTCCCAGAATAACCAGCGTTATTAGTAACGTGTTGAGCGTCCTGAATCAAGTTGCGTTCGCCTTTCGAAGCGTACACACGATTGTCATGAGATTCAAAAAATAGCTGTTCGCCAAAGAAAATCTCCTTGTCCTCGCCACGAACGTTAAACGTATTGTACCCTGCTGCGAGCTGTTTCTGGAACACTCGAGGAGATACGATCAAATCATTCTGGTCGATGTTACCGATGGCAAAATTGTATGTTCCTGCATCCTTGACATAGACTTCAATTGTGTCAATGAAACCACGGCTCTTGTCCCATTTTTTAGTAGGACTCATGTATCCGAGATTATTAATCGTCGTTACTTGAGTCGTATCAATGCCAGTGATGTCTGAGCCAAATTGAACCTTTGATGTGTCTGGCATAACGAATGGCACTTTCGAAGCAATGGCGCTAGAGCCAAAATCAAGGTTTTCAAGATAATGAGCTTGAGCATTTCCGCCTTGAATGACCTTTGTAGGTTCATCCGAAGTCAAACGACTAATAAGGATATAGCCGTTAGCTTCAGGAGTGAAATCTTGATTGACTAACACGTCTGTAGTAGAGAATGTTTTAAGCTTCTTGCCCGAAATGTCAAAGTAATGAGTGAACACCCCACGGACATTTTTTAGACCGTAAGTCACGCCAGCTTGCATATATAGCTTGGGATAAGTGCCCCACGTCGGTGCATCGTATGTCCCATTTCCACTACCAGACCAAGCCTTCCCGACCTTAAAAGTACGTTCGTCAACTAACTGTTTAACGACATTAACGAAGCTCAATTCTTCCGGTTTAACATCTAGCGTCAATTTAGGGATTTTAAGAGAGATATAGCCGTCTGGAAGGTTTGAAAAGTCAACGTTAGCTTTTTTTAGGTCCTCAAGAGAAGCGTTAAACACTCTAGCAGTTTCGTCCGGTTTGGAAGATACGTACAGCATGCAATCTTCTGGCGGAATGTATTCTGTAGTGACTAAATCGTCCGTTTCAGAGAACTTCTTAACGAGCCGTCCGCCATCACTTGAAATAGCAAACGAGAAGATCCCACGGATATTTGATAGATAGTATTTAAACCCTTTTTTAATCGGAATTGGCATGAATCGGAGCCATCCATTAGACGACCACGTCCCAATGGCTGTATTGTTCCAAAGATAGACTGAGCCTTCAATCTTATCTCTCAATAACTGCTCGATTGATTCCGTGAAGTCAATATTATCGGCTGTTACTTCGTCAACATTTAGCCCTCTGGATTGATAGACACCGCCCTCTTTCCAGTGACGGTCTCCCTCGTTGAAGTAATACCATTTACCTGTGTTACTTGCTACCACGATACCGTTGGCACCGTTCGGATAAGTACGCTGAATCTCTTCCAGAGAGCTAAGCACAGCTTTTGGAGCGTTTGACGAAATGGCATTAAGTTTTGACTCAACCCATTTAGTGCTTGCTTTGCCGTCAAGATTCTTAGACATGTTGTCAAGACGGTCTGGAAGCGTGTTATAAGTATCTCTGGACTTCACGACTTCCATATCAGTGTTACCGCTCTTGGCAGCGTCATCATAGGTAATCTCTATACCTCTAGCGATGGCTTCACGGACATCAGCCCCTTTTGTTTTTTTACGGATACCGTCCACAAGGACGCTGATTTTATTAGTATTTTCAAGAGGGGTCACATCATCGTATAGATTCAAGCGTCCCTCTGCCTCATTTTGTGGCATTAAGCACCTCCTAATTCATTTCTTAAGCGAGCAATTTCAGCTTCTAGCTCACTGATACGCTGAGCACGCTCTTGTTGACTCATGTTAAATGCTGAGAGTTTAGCGTCGTAATCTGCCTTAGCAACATTGTAGTCTGCAAGGGCTTTATTATAAGCTTCACGTTCAGCATCCGTCGCATTTGCCCCTGGAGCTGTCGGAGCTGTTGGCTCAACAGGTTTAGACTGACTAGCAGATTTAAGAGCAGCTAATTGAGCATTTAATTGCTCAAGTTTTTTCTGCTTAGTAGCGATTGACTGGTCTAACTTGAGTTTTTCAATCGAGCTATCGGCTTCTTGCGTTTGCAATTGATAAGCCGATAATGATTGAGATTGTGAACCGATAGTTAAATCAACTGATTGTGGATTGAGTATATCAATTTTCTTTTCTAAGATTTGCAATGTTTCAATTCCAGACAGCGGTGCGTTGATGATCTTATGCTTGTTCCCAATTCTGAACTTACTATATCGACTATCAATCAAATAGCGCTCAACTGCTGAGATTGTCCATTTAGCTAGTGCAATCTTCTGATTTCGCAAATACTGCTTACCACGAGCCAAGAGAATGCTAGGATTGTCAATTTCTGTCCAGATTACTGATTTCCGAATGAAACCAAACTCTTTAATCAATTCTTCATCAGCTAGATACATCTTCCCATCATTCACACTTCGGATATCGAGCTGAGCCCGTGTAACGTCTGGGCTTTGGTCCTCATCTTGCCCTTGGTTTTGACTTTGTAAATCAGCCCCAATCGGTACGATAATGGTAGCGAGACCGTCAAAGTCAACTTCACGGCTCGCAGATTTGATGTTTTGGCCTAGCTTGATAGGACTCTCTTTAGTAACTCCAATCTCTTTGGTCCAATCTACATACAATCTCGTGTTGAGCTCTCTTAACGTGAGATAGCCACCGATATTATTGATAATCCGTTCCTTAACGGTCTCCCAACTCGAATCATAGCCGATATAACGGAATGGGCGGTCTGATTTACCGTGTACTGTAATATTTCTAGGAATTATTCGTTTGAATTCCTCGATTTGAACGTTTGCAGAATCAAAGATTATCTTGAAATAGTCTTCAGCACCCTTATTAGGCAGTTTCTGAAACCATTGAGCCGAATCATGGAGATATGACAGGAAGTCTTCACAGACAACTTTTTGAACAAATCCATTCGTTGACATCTCATTGGCCATCGTTAAAACTCGGCCGACGAACTCAACTTCGTTATCTCTTAAGTTGACAACTTCGATGATTGATTTGAACTGAACCATCTTTTGATACATCGTATGATCTAGCGGAATCGCAAACTCTAACTCGTGAATACTGTTAACCGCTTGCTTGATTTCGCCATGGACAATCTTATTACCTCTAGGACTGTATGGGTCGTGGATAACTCTACGGCTTGCAGTGGTTCGGTTGAGCTTATCCCAACGCCTATCAAGGAAACTAGGCCACCAGTAAATGGCATAGCCTGCCTTTTTAGCAAGTTCAACAGGACGCTCTGGGACATTTATCTTCTTCCCTTCAAGATACTCTTTCGAGCCACTTGAAGTGACTACGTAGAAGTGAGATTGATATATACCACTGTCGCTATTGTGGTCGACAGAATTGATAGTACAGTACCAATCATCTCCCCACTTCAAAGCATCGTACCAAATAAGGTCATCTTGTCCGGACTGCTCCGACCAGGTTGGGACTTGCAATCCAGAGATGCCATTGCTAGACTTTAGCCCCTTGACACGGATAGCGTAGCCTGTGCTACTAATGTTGAAAATTTCAATGCTATCACAAGATACTGTCATGCCATCACCTCGTTTGAGTAGTGCATTGCTACTGTCCCATTCCCTTGTGCTTCGAAATAGTTGATACCGATGTCGAGCGTTAGAGCAAAATCTTTGTTCTCGCCCTTCTTGAGGTAGTAAATGGTGCCGTTAGCGTCCTTTAGCGTGATATCCTCACTACAGATGATTACTGGGCTGATTGATGTATCTCCAGCGTTGACGAAGTAAACTGGTGTCTTCTTCTTCTCATAGCCTAGATACCATTTAGTCCACGTTGAATTATCATTCTCAAAATCAAACGTATCCCAAACATCGTCGAAGTATTCGTCTTCATGGAATGCGAATGGATAGCACTTGAATGTGATTGTAGCAACCAGATTTTTCTTAATAGGGTCGTCAGCTACTTTAATGTGTTTTACCTTACCCATCCAGTAATAGCGACGGTCATGAGTATCTCTTAATTTCCGCTGGGTTTTAGTAACCATGCTTGACTTAATCTGTCTTTCAGCAATTTTGCGATTCTCGTAGGTAGTGAATGGTAGTTTAAATTCGTATGTAATTTCTCTTGACTCAAATACTCGTTCTCCCAACGCAGAAGAGAAGTCAAGCTCACCTTGCATGTAAGGGATAGACTCAACAATCTCTTTCTCGTCTGGCGTTGGTGCCTCACGCTTTTGAAGGTACCAGCCAGCGTCACGACTATCAAAATCGCCGAACGATATATACTCTTTAATTTTAGTAATCATAATCTGTGTCGTCCTTTCAACGTTTTAATCGTATCAATGGCACTGTTGAAATTGTTGACCGTGCCACCTACAAGAGCACCAGTATCTAATACCATGTTTTGACCTTGTGCAATTTGTTCTTTGACATCTACGAGAGCGTCAATCACATCATTAAGCAAGCCGGCTGAGTGAGCAGCATAGGCTTCTTGGCGTGCTGAAATGGTAGCGTCTGGCGTTTTATCTCGCAAGACCTCCATCTTAAGCTGACTAGCCATGTTTGAAGTGGCACCAGTCAACATCGCATTAGCTCGGACATTGAAGCCGTTAACTTGGTCACGGATAAAATCAAGGCTATTAGCTACCTCTGGCGCTGATTCGTCGATACCTCGAGCAATACCAAGACCAATCCACCACCCAACTTGGTCCCGGAAAAGGTGGGATGGTGAGTTAATTTTGGCTTTGGCTTGAGCTGCTCGTTCCGCTTGTGCTACCAAGGCGTTAGCTGCCGCTGTAACTGCTCCAAGAGCTGAGTTCATACCTGCTGCAAGCCCTTGACCGATGTAAGCCCCTGCTGAGAAGAAAGCTCCATAACCTGCTCTTGCTGCGGCTGCCGCTTGGTTAACCGCTGCTTGAGTAACTGCAACTAATTGCTGTCCGCTTGACTGCATGGCTGAGACCATTTGAGCGCCGCCCGTCCTTACTGCAGCAACTACTTGATTCATGCCGTTTCGGACTGCTGAGACAATCTGATTCATGAAGGCTTGCGTGCTAGCGACCATTTGCATACCACTAGAGCGTAAAGCCGCTGTCATTTGCATAGCTCCGGACGTTACGGCTTGAACCGCTGACATCATGCCTGCACTAACGGCCATACCTAGTGACATCATAGTTGCTTGCAATGTCATTGCTGCCGCTCCGACTGTAGCAAATACGCTAGCAAGCATCATGACTTGAGCGCTTACCATAGCAAGTCCAGCTCCTGCCATTTGGGCTGAGCTAGCAAGCATAGCAAGTTGACTAGATACCATAGTAGCCATCATGGAAACCATGCTGAAACCGGTCTGAGCGGTCATGAGTTGAGCACCAAACATGGTCACTGCTGAACCCGCCATCATGAGCTGTGATGTCATTTGCATCAAGCTACTTGCAAACATCATGAATTGGCTGTTAAGCATCATGAGTGATGTACCAATCATGGTGAATTGAGTACCTACCAGCGTTAAACTAGTACCTAGCATTGTTGAGCTAGTAGCCATCATGGTCATGCTCGTTGTGATCATAGTCAACTGAGCAGCTAACATCGTTAAGCTAGTAGTTAACATGGTCATGCTTGAGCTGATAGAAGTCATGCTAGCAGTCAGCGACATTGAAACGGTACTGAACTGAGTTAGACCAGTTGCCGCTTGCATTAATGCTGGTGCTAGTGTCATGATTTGCGTTCTAAATGCAGTGATAGGGGCTACGATAGCCGTTAAACCGGCAAGCGATTGACTAGCTTGACTAGAGAACGTGCTGAACGCTGTTCCTGCTGTAGTGAGTAGTGATTGTAAGTTAGTGAATGATGATTGAATGGTTGTAATCGTGCTGGAGAATGATGTCAGACCAGATACAGCACTAGATGCTGAACTAGACACCTTGCTCATACCATCTCCAAGCTTAGTCATACCAGTACCAGCTTGAGCAAGCCCTGCTGAGTTGTTACCGATAGACCCAACACCTTTGGCCACTGCTGCAAGAGATGCAGCCATGTCCCCTAAGTTGGTGTTGGTAATCTTAACGACACCATTGGCTAATTGGTTGAATCCAGACCCTGCTTTTTGTGCGGCTGTACCGATTGAATTGAAGACATTAGCCAAGCTATTCAATACGCTACTAATAGCACTACCAGCTGAGGTGATCACGCTTGAAATACCTTCAAACGCTGACTTGATGCCGTTTCCGATACCTTGAGCCGCTGTGCTGATTGATGTCCCGACTGATTGCACTACGCTGGCAATGCCTTGCAAGGCTGCACCGATAGCTGAACCGGCAGCGGAAATGACACCAGAAACACCACTTAATGCCGTACTAATAGCCGTACCGATACCCATTGCAGCG